CTCATCATTTGAATGTATTGATTATAAGCTCCTATTAGAACTTGAACTTGACCTCCACCGCTACCTGGTAATTCTTGTATTGGTATTCTTCCGGCATTTTGATCACCTTCTACGTTTAAAGATCTACCTATAATAGAACCTGTTTGAAAATACATATTCAATGCCTCTTGAGGATTGTAATTATTTCCATTACCTAAATCTATTTCAGCTAAACCATCTGCGTCTAAATAAACACCTGAAGGTGTCATTCTTTGTAATGCTTGTTGTAGTTTTAAATGTGTTAATTGAATTAAATCAGCATAAGGAGTCATTTTTGCTACCAAAGAATTTATACTACCTTTGTACATCCTTGGAGCACTAACAACATAATTCATCATAACTTTACTTAAGTTAGCACTAGGCCTTATCATATTAGTTGCCTTTTTCCATTTTAAAAGCTGTTGAGTTCCTAATACCAATACGCCTTCATATACAACTTCTCTAGTTTGTTTTACTTTTTCAAATCTAATAGAATCTTCTGGAGGATCAAAAGAGTCATCTTTTTCTATAGCTTTACTACCTCCAGTTGCAACTTCTCTTATTTTGTAAACATCATGTTCTCATGTTTTCCAATTAAAGTACAATACAGTTAAAGTATTGTTTTGAGACAATGAATCATTAACTTGATTATCTTGAGGGCTATATGTATTATAAGTATTCCAATTAGAACCTTCTTTAACTAATTGTTCTATTTCGGAATTAGGTAGATCAGGAAATTCTTTTTTAAGTTCATTAACTTTTATATTTTTTACTTCACCAAAATAATAACAATCTTCAAAATTAGGATCATCAGTGTATGACCACACTAAATTAGCTGGATCAACATATTCAACAACAACTCCATCGGTATTATTAAAACCGTGTTTAGCACAACCAATGCCTATTGTAGTTATATCATAATCAATTCTTCTTTTTGTATCATTATATTTATTAGACATAAATATATTTTCAATAGCTTGCTCTTCAGCTAACTCTATACCTTGCTTATAATTAAGTTGCATGTATAGTTCTAGTTCTTCCGTATTAGCTGGTAGGTCATTTACTGCAAAATTTCTTGCTGAAACTCCTAATTTAGTTTCTATATCTAAAAGTAAATTAGCTGTATTTAAATCTTGTTGAACATCATTTACAAATTTAGTTCTTTTACCAGTAGACAAAGTATCTTGTCCTATAGCTTTTATAGTAAAAGTTCTGTCTTGCATACCATTAACCACTATGTCTACAAATTTAGGTACTATAGGTACAGGTTTCCAGTCTAAATTTAAATAAGATAAATCTCCATTTATAGCAAATTCATCTTTATATTTAGCAATAGATTGCTCACCTCTAGCATATAATCTTAACCTATGGCATTCTTCTCTAGAATTATAAAATCTACCAACCCCATTGTTGTCTTTGTTAAACCACTCTTGTTCAATAGCTCTACCTACCGATAGACCATACTCTTGAGTCTTTTTAACGGAGTCAGATACCGCTTGACTAGGGAATGTGTAATTTTTTGCTTTTATTTTTGCCATATTTATTTTATTATCTCACTTCTTGATCCACCATTTTCATATTTAGAAAATGAAAAATCAAGTTTTTTAAATACTCTTTCCGCTCTTGGGCGATATAAATGTTTGCGGCATGCCATTACAGCTAAACCACTACTTATAGATGCATCGTATGCTGTTCTTTTTGATATATCAAATTTAGCCCAATCTTCTAATGTTCTTTGAAAAAACATATTACCATGATTTTCACCAAATGCACCTACATATTCTTCTATGTAAGATTCTATTGCAGCTGCATGAGCTTGCTTTATATCTTCTGATGAATTAGGAATACCACCTAATTCTATTTCTGTTTTAGATAAATTACCTATAAGTTTATCAGGTCTATTCATAGAATAACCTCTGTATCCTCTTCTTTTTAAATGATATAATAATCTTGGTTTATTATTTTCAGCAAGTATTGGCATGCCATAAAAAACTAATGCCATTAATACCTCTTCAAAAAATATTTCAGCTGTTTGTGGTCTAGCAACATATTCTAGAAAAAATTTACTATTAGGAACATCACTAACCATTGAAAAAGTTGTTAAACCGTGTAATGCACCATTTGATCCCCTACCGTTTACTGTTCCCGATATATCATATGAATCACATCCAAAAGCACCTAAACCTTTATTGCCAGGATATTTTAAACCATTTTTTAAAATAATATTATTTCGTATGTTAACTGTTGGTATCCAAGCAATTTTAAATCTACCATTTTTACTAGGTGTCCATATTACTTCAGTATCTTTTATTCCATTTTTCCATGAAAAAGCTCCTTGGATAACATGACCTGACATAGTCATCTCTTCATTAAAATCAATCTGTTCGTATATCTTAGTTAGATTAAATAAAGAATTAACTGTTTCATCTCTAAAAGCATGTTTTTCTGATCTTGGAAATTGTCTATAATACTCATTTAAAGCATCACTGTCTTTTTTTAAACCATCGACTTCATTTTCCCAATGCTCGATAACTCCGTTGAATATTTTTTCCCCATCAATTCCTTCAACCGCTTCTTGTGGTGTATCGAAGACAGGGTATCCATACTTATCAATGAATCCTTCGTAGCCCCATTCCATAGGTATGAACAAAGAATATAATCCACTTGTAGTCTGGCCATTGCGATTTCTATCTGTAACATCTGAATTATAAAATAATTTTTTAAAATTATCACCACCTTTTGCTAACGCATTAGATGTTGATCCCATCATACATTTACCTACAATTTTTGCACCTAATCGTAAACACGTTTTCGTGATCCTCCAGTTGTTGAGGATGTTGTCGGGCCTCTCCCATTTACCCGATTCGTCGTGGACGAGGAGTTGTAGTTTCTCCCCATCGTACGAGTTGTCCCCCGTGTTCTTCCAGTCGATTGTTGTATCCAGTCCGGTTCCCAGCTTCTTCTCTTCTTTACTGGTTTCTTGTAAGGAATTTCTGGTAAGTCTTTTGGAAGGAATTTTATAGGATAATTCTGTTTTGGGACGTTCCATTCCGTCCTGTATTGGTTTGAAGAAAAACGGGTAGTTGATTGAAATGGGTACAATCTTGTCTGTAAACATCTTCTTTGCATCCGCTCCAGTTTTAGATAAAACGCCAAATCTAGAGTCCTTGGAAGTGGTTGCCAAATTGACTGTCTCTGATGACGCCATGAAGCTAAACCCAGACCGTCTATTCTTGAGGTAGCACATTCCGTAAGATCTTTTATCAGCCTTGCACGCCTCCCAAAAGTAGTAAAAAATTCTGTTTGCCTGCCTAAAATCAGGTGATCCAATGTCGATCTTTGTCCAAGTGAGATATACATAGTGCGATCCTGTAATGTAGTTCGCGGAACCGTTGCACATGAACCAATAGCCAGCATCACGATAATTGAATTCGCTATCAATATAACCATAGTACTTTTCTTTAATATTTTCTTGACAGTTTTGAAAATCATATATGGTTTTTAAATTATTTAAAGATTCTGGCTTATTAGGTATCTTAAATACCTGTTTAGCTTTATCAAGATCCTCTCCATTTACTTTATCTGGAGTTTTAGGTAATCCTACCTTAAGACCTTGTATATTATATATATCTCCTAGTGTTCCGTCTTTACTTATAATAACACAATCTAAATCTTCATTATATCCATAATTAAAGTTTTTATGTTTATTAGTATGCTTAACTTTCTTATCAAGAAGATGTTTTGTTTCTATTGTATATAATGTTTGTTTATACATTATTTAATACGGTTTTCAACACCTAAAAAAGTTTTAACTTCTTTATTTGTTTCTTTTTTATCTGACAGCTCTTCTATTTTTTCTATAATTCTTAAAGAGTCTTCTATAGCAACCCATTTGGCTTGAGCTGCTGTTTTGGCTTTTTCTGGATCTAGTTCAACTAAATCAATATTTTGTCTTATAACTTTTTCTAATTCTACTAAAGCAACTTCAGCTGCTTTAACTACTCTTTGCCTTCGATCCATAGTTAATTGATATTTGATTTGATAAAATTCTATAAAGTTTTTGGCCGTCTATATTAAATTCATATTCTGAATTAGGTGTGAAGCCCGCTATAGAACCCTTAGACAGTCCTAGATCGCTTAATTCTTTATTTATATATACTAACTCCCCTGATAAATTTTCATCAGTTCTAAGAGCCCATTCATCTTCTTTATATAAAGGCTTAACAAAGCAGTATTCTGGTAAACATTCCCAATCGCCATCTCTTTTATAAGCATATATTTGATCGCTAGCTACTAAGTATTCATTTTCAGCTATATAACTAGCTGAATTTCTTTCTTCTCCATGGGAATCAAACCATCTTCTAAAAACATTATGATGCAGTATAACTTCATCACCTTTTTTTATTAATGATTGTCCCGAAACAGGGCAACTAACAACAGTACCGATA